TCGGGAGTAATTAATCTCTACTTCCTTTATCCAGGTGATTAACCTGAAGTCAGGCACCCGAGAAATTTTGATTTCTTGGCGAGAGCGCTTCAATTAAAAATTTAAAATGAACTTAAAAAAGTCAAATAAAATTCTTAGTCGAAAGACAACGATAAACCAGTACTCACTGTTTCGGCAAGCAAGGTCTCCCTTGCGGCTTTCACAGCGGGTCTTGATAAATCATTTAACTCAACACCATGTTGAACAATATCTTAAAATAATTAAGAAGCTCCAGTACCATAAAGGTGCTAAGGAGACAATTAAATATTTAAAGAATTACCAACTTTACGTGCGGCAATGGACTCTAGATATTAATCCGGAGGCCTTACCGTGGCACGCAGTTGATAATACAGGTTTCCCTCGGGTATTACGCCCTTGGAAAGACTTGATTTGTTCCTCTAACCACCAAATAAAACGAGAAGTCAATACCCTCTTTGGAGCAGTTAAGCTCTTAAAGGTAAGTCCAGTTCCAAGAACTAGGACTATTACTTCTCCGTTTGAAGGGAGATCTAATTTCCTTTCGAAATTTACAGATTTCTGTTTTAAGTGGAAGGGGCCAGCTAAATATATAAAGCTGTCACCTCTAGACGGTATTCCTCTACGTTCGACAAAAGGACCAAATGGTCCGGCTGTCTACTCCTGTTTGCAGGACCTTTCGGCCCTCAAGGATAGACCTGAGTTGTATCAAAATATTAAAAGATTGATGCGCATTACAGCGCCAGCAGTCGAAAGACTGATGACAACGAAGATATCGCAAGCAGTAGAGAAGAAGGAAGCAGTACATTCGAAACTTAGATTCTTAAGTGAATCCGCAGGTAAAACCCGCGTAGTCGCAATAGCAGACTATTGGTCTCAAATGGCACTTCTTCCTGTACATGATTTATTTATAGCGTCTTTACGACGTATAGATACGGATTGTACGTACCGACATGGTCACCTAGTCAGTACAATTAAGAAGTTAACTTCTAATGGTACATGGCTAGGAACTATTGACACCACTGCCTTTACAGATCGATTTCCAATCGGTCCGCAGTCGGCGATCGTCAATAGGGTTCTAGGGTCTGAAGTAAGTTTGCACTGGACTTATATTCTTACACAGCGAGATTTTCATCTCAAAGGTTCGAATAGGGAGACAGACAGCGTAGTTCGCTACAAAGTCGGTCAGCCCATAGGAATGTACAGAAGTTGGGCCGTATGTGTTACCACATTACATGCTCTAATTAAGTACAGAAGTCAGAAAGTAGGTAAAACCCGCTTTCGAGACTATTTGGTTCTTGGCGACGATATAATAATTGCCGACAAGGAAGTCTACAACGAAGTCTTAAAGAATTTAAGCCTTCTTGGTGTAGAAACCAATCCTAACAAGTCCACCCAATCGGATTGCAGAGCTGAAATAGCAAAGCAATTCTTTTGGAAAGGGCACAATGTTACAGGGTTTCCCCTAAGCCTCCTCACAGAGGTCCGTCGTAACCCAACACAAGTGTTGGAGTTACTACGTAACATTGAGCTCTTGGAGTTTAATAAAATCTCCGTTAACCTTGTACTATCAATGTTTCCTAAGCGTTTACACGCAAAGGTAGCGAAGCTACTCTCGTCACCAAAACCATGGGGTTGCCCCCAAGTGCTAGACTGGAGTGCCCCCTCGAAAGAGGAGGGTATTCTCATTTGTCAAGCGTGGAATTGGTCAGAAAAGGATATTTTAAAGGCATACAAGTATGCGCAATATGATATATTTTTCAAAGAGATTGAGAAACTTAAAACATCTCTCAACAGTATGGATTATACTGAAGATAGTACTGCTTCTTCTGGTCTCGACGAAGATCATCCACTAATTTACGGTCTTAGTGACCGCCTAATTAGCTGCACAGAGGTTCTTAAAAAGTTAACCAATGTGGGAATGATCGACGAAGAGCCGGTCAGTGATATAGAAATTATGAATTTAGCGTTTCCGCCAAAACACGATGTCTATACTCAAGGTTCACTAAAGAAGCGTCGTATAACCTTTACAGGTCATACCCTTCTATTAGCCTTATCACGACTCATGAACAATGATTTTTCACTACCTGCTGGGTTGGATTCTATCGATTTCCTTTTTGAGGTCTTCTTTAGAAGTGCCACGCCAAACCGGTGAGATAACGCCCTTCGGGGCG